TTAACGTTCCTGATGTAGAGCCTGGATTCCAGAACAATCCAAAACCTGCGCCATGACAGTTACCCCAACCTATTAATGGAATACCTGTTGAACCATCTTTAGTGCATACCCATATACCAATAGCATCTCCTGCTTTAAAAACAAAAGCATTATTATCATATGATAATGCTCTGCCATATGAATCAGTATTCATTTGGCTAGCAGATAATGTCGGACCAATATAATCATTAACTCCATCTGGATCGTAATAATATAAAACTCTACCTTCTTCGCCGAGCGGGGAAGTTCCCATACCTCCTTGAACAGTTAAAGTAACTGGTAGAGCGCTTAAGTTATTAGCAGCCGTTCCTGTTCTAACTGCAGCACCGGTTTTGGATTTAAACGTCTCGTTTATACCATCAGCTCGTCTACGCACATTCCATCTTTTATAACCAGAAACAGATTGAGTCTCTGATGAATAATATTGCTCAGGATGCACATAAATAAAATTCATACTATTTAAATAATTTAGTCTTGAGTATTATATGTGCAAACCACATTAGATTGAGCACTACCACTAAACACTAATAATTGCAATAAAGATAATCCACTAGCTTTGATAGTTGTAGGCTTTGCACCAATAAACTTCCAACCAGATGGGAAAGTTAATGTACGGGCACTTCCACTATCACCAGTTATTTCTAATACAACATTACCTCCTGCAGAAACATTTGTAGCATCTTGGAATGTGCAGTTACCATTAATAGCTACTTTCTGCATCTGAGATGCATTAAAATTAATAGTCGGTGTATTATCTGTACCAAGATCAGTAACTACTATACCACCACTAGCAGCTTTAAGATCTGTTACATTGTCAGACGTAAGTTTTTGACCATCAGCAAATTTATATGAATTATTCGCAGCTGTTATATCACCACTTGCTGAAATATTACCTATAACAGATAAGGCCTCCCCAGGAGTAACAGTACCAATACCGACTTTACCACCTTCAGACATATCAATTGTCATAGCAGTTATTGTTGAACCACCATCCTGACCTTTAAAGATTATGTCTTTATTGTTAGTTGCAGATTTAATAACAAAGTCTGAACTGTCTCTCTTAAATCTGCCAAATTCAGTCCCACCATCTTTTAGAATAACATCTGCCCCATCTGCGTCAAGTATTATATCACCACCGGAATCTAAGGTAAGGTCTCCAGTACCTACACCGGCAACAGTATGCGTACTAACTTGCCCGGTCGAGCTTATGTTACCAATAACAGTTAAAGGATCAGCAGGATTATCAGTACCAATACCAATCTTAGTACGGGCATATATATGGTTAATGTCTAGTAATCCTGTATTGGCTGAATTAGGTATACCTGACAGCATCATTACGGTTGCATTGGCAGTTCTAGAACCACAGTTGAATGCCAGCGCATCATCGTTACCTTCAGCGTTATTTTCCATATATATGGTATAACCTCCTCGGGCATCTGTATACATATGTATACCAGCTTCTGCACTATTACCTTTACCTGACAAGTGGATAAATGCTGCTGTTGGGTCAGTTATGTCTAATTTGTAAATCGGTACGGATGTACCAAGACCTACATAATCTCCACCATTAGTCGAATAAAACTTACCACTAGCTGATGTGAACGGAGATGTAGATCCGCCACCACCGCCACCACCAGTGTCAATAGTAACTTGCCCATTGCTGTTATCAGTTAAGGTACCGTTTGTGACTACAATAGTAGTAACATCATTTACACTCGGTGAACCGTCAACTTCCTTTACGGTAAGACCACCTGCACTATTTTCTGCTACCCACGTCCAATTAGCGCTATATGTATTAACAGTTGTCTTAGTATTATTCCAATTAGCACTAGTAGAAATTAATTCGGAAAGTGCTCCCTGATTAATATAATCTAATGTTGCTGTTTTGTTAGATGTCGATAAAGTTCCATTAGGTACTTTAACTGCAGTAATAGGTACAGTATTTGGACTACCATCTATTTCTTGTACACGTAGCTGCCAAACCGCACTATTATTGTTAACTGTTGTATATGTATTATTAATAGTTGTCTCATTTAAGACAGTACCATCATGAAGCCCTCTAATTTCAATTAACTCTCCAGAAAGCGGTGCTATACTAAAATTAATATCTGCTACATCTGCATTTGATAGGTGTGCAGCTGCTGCCGAGACTGTATAATGAGTTGTTGGTATCTGTACAATACCACCGACAGAAACAATAGCCATTGCAGCTTCAGACAACCTTGCACTTACCTCAAAGACATGAGTTGAACCATCTCCAGTTAAATTAGAAGTACTAGTTACAGTAGCACCGCTATAAACAGTATTGTTAATCGTAGTTGTTTGATCTATATCTGCAACTGCATCTTGGAAAACTCTTACACCTATACGTTCACCGTTACCAGGAGCTTCTGTAAATACTAGATCTCTAACATTAGTATTACTTGAATGTACGTGAGCAGCAGATACTGTATAATGCGTAGTTGGTTCTTGCATTATACCATTAATGTTTACAACAGCTAAAATTGGATCAATAATTTTAGCACTTACTTCAAATATTTTTGTACTACCATCACCAGTTAATACTTGCTGATACGTTGCGCTCGCTCCATTACCACTATAATTTTCTGTTGTTGTTGAAACTTGTTCTGTTGTATTCGCATCTTTAAAAACACGGACATCAATACGTTCGCCATTGCCTGGAGC